TTGGCCTGGATTAGTTGGTCTTTTAATGTTTGACCCAGACCGCTAACATCAGCACCACCTGACAAAAGACCCATGATACCGCCGCCGGAAGCAACGTCAGGGTTTACCTGTGGGTCAAGTTGTGGGTTGTACTGACCTCCACCCATAGGGGTATAACCAACATTACCGCCTTCGATCATGGAAGTCGGAAGCCCAAGGCCCATTACACTAGCCAACATACGACCAGCAGACTCCTGAGTACTCATAGGAGTTATCTGCTTACGAACCTCACCCTGTGCTGTCATTTCTCCTTCAGGTCCACCAAACAGCTTACCGAACCCTCTTTTTTGTGAAAGCTCGTCCTGACCTTCAAAGTCAGTAAACCGTTGGAAGCCTGCATCCAAAATGTTTTGAGCAGTGGTTGGGTCTAAATTGTAATTAATTTTATCGGCACCAAAAATGTTGCTAAACAAACCTTGATTGCCGTAAGGGTTCTGTAAGCTGCGTCCTGTAGACTCTAAGTAGTCCTTGTACTGCTGACCGCTTCTATCATAATCGCCGCGACCAATTGTTGTGTCGCTGATTATTCTGCCGCCTTTAATCAGGTTGCCTTGAATTTGAGTGCCGCCACCAGGCAAAGATGTTCCAGGAGTGAACCCCTGAGTACTGCCGCCGCCACCGCCACCGTCGTCACTATAGTTAAAACCAGTGGCTTTTCCGCCACCGCTAGTTGTGTAACTACCAGTTATAGCTTCCGACAGTTCGGCTGCTTCCTCATCAAAACCATCATCATCGTAGATAGACATTATCTAATCTTTGCTGCTCTAGGGTTTCCTTGATAGGCTTTGCCCATACCACGGACCATGTCGCCACCACACATGTCGCAGCCACAGCTACCGCCATGAGTGTTGTATGTGCCCTTCGCGGCTCTAACAACTTTCTTTTTATCGCCACGCCGTTGTAGACTAGCTTCCTGTCTTGGAGCATTGCGCATGTATTCTTCTAACATTTCTTCGTTCTTTAATGCCTTCTCAAAGGCTTCGCGATCAAAGCGCATGTTGCTATTCGCTTCGCTTTCCTTGGGAGGATTTGCAAGCCTGCGCATTTGCATTGCTTTACCATCTTTAGCTTTTAGGGGCATGTTCGTATCTTCCGATGCTATTTGATCCGCTTTCTTTTGATTCTTCTTCATCTTGTCTTCACGCTTCTTAATACGCTCACGAGCAGCGTTGAGTGCGTTACTACCAGAATCAGATGTATTTCTACCCATTTGAATAAGCCTCTTCGCTTCTTTATATGTAATGCCGAGGTCGTCAGCGAATTGTTGTATCCGTGCCATGTCCCTATCCTACACTATTTTTAGTTAGTCAACCAGTCTTACAATGTACTCTTTGCCGTCGATGCCGACACCCACTTCAACCTCGCGCTTCTCACAGGAATAACGAGTTTTTTCTCTATCCTTCCACCCATTGCGCTCTATCTGACGCTTCATCTTTAAACAGTCAGGCATGCTCATAGGCCCGGTGTGCTCTATAATACCACCGCTTAGATACAGCAACAATGTCATTGTTTTAGTTATCACCGTTTCGCAACTTCTCTAAATTTTCTTCTAGGTTGGTTATGCGCTTCTCGTAAAATTCTAGTGTTAACTTTTGCTGCTGATCATAAGGCGCTTTGCCACCTTCTATTTCGTTCTGCAACTTCTCTAACTCAGTCGCTAAATGCTCTATCAACATGAATTGTTCGCTATCTGCTGGCAAGCTACCCATCTCGCCTCTAGGCCATTTAATGCGAAACTCAGTGTTTTGTTCCAAGTCAGACTGCATCATGGTCTGGTTTGTCTCTAGTGTGTTCAGCCTCTCTATCAAACCAAAGTAAGCCCACGTTGCTAGACTAGCCGCCGCGACCATACTAATAATATTGCGAAGCGGCAGAGCCACCTCTGTGTTATCACTTAGCTTTGGCATTTAACTTTTCTCGTGGTTAAGCCAAACCGCAAATGCACCTGTCATGGCCCCCGTGACTACACTCACCAGTGCCGCCTGTTCCGCTGTTGGACCCTGTAGTGTCATAAACCACTCCACTACCCGCCAAGCGGATATTGACATCATAATCATCATCAAGCGGGGTAGTATCTTCCACTTGAGAAATCTTTCCATTGTTATCTCTGCCATCTTCTTCGTCCTTAGTCTTCATTACTTTTTCCTAAACTTGTCCATTCCCTTAATGCCTAGTGCTGCCGAGCAGACAAGGAAAACCAGATATTGATACCAGTCTGGCAGTTCGTTCAAACGATCAAAGCCGTTCTTCACAACCTCTTCCATGCCGGGAATGAAAACTAAAATCACGGGGATAAGTACAACCACCGTTACTATTTCATCTTTGATTGAGGACTTTGTAGACTCAGCCATAATCAACTCCCACTTACTATCGTGGGTGGCTGCTGTCTTCATTATCTCAGCTTTAGCTTCTGCTTCAGTCTGTGCAAGAGTAGCTTTCGCCTTTTGCTTGGATACCTGGCCCTCAACAAATGAACCTGCCAGCGATGCAATGGGACCAATAAGAGCCTGAAACATGTCACTTTCTCCTCATTCTTCCGTAGAACAGTATTACGTTCACCGTTGTGTTTAACGTCACCATTAAGACAAGCCAGTACTGAAGTTCAACAGGCATCACTGACCACGCTTCAGGTCAGCCTGTGTATCAATACGATACACGTTCACCAAGTTACGGTCTTCAGCAATCTGCTGTTGCATGTTCTGACGCTGTTGCGCCAACTCATAAGACTGCATCAACTTGGCCTGATCAATCTGGAAGTCCATCGCATCGTTCATCGCCTTGCGCTGAATCTCTTGCGTATCGTTTTGCAACTCCTGCTGACGAATAGCAACAAGTGGGTCAGGCTGCTGTGGTGGTACCAGAAGCGGAGCCAACTGCTCTGTAGTGTCAGCAATCTGCTGGGCAACCGCAGCTTCTAATGCCGCCGGGTCAATCTGAGGAATCATCTCACCCTGCATCTGTGCTTCCTGAATCACGCCGTTAAACATCTCCTGCACCAAGTCACGAGCATGCATAGCCACATGTTCCTGAACATGCGCCTGTAACATCATAAATGCCTGTGGGTTAGAAGCCGTAGCTGGCTGCTGTAACATAGCAGCGTGAACACGAATGTGAGCCATGTGGTCCTGCGGCGGAAACGCCTGTAAGGGCTGACCCATCAACACCTTCGCGTTCTCCGTACCGGGGTCCATAGGTGCTGGCGGCTGTGGAGGCGGCAAAATATTATCAATGTTCTTAATGTCCAAAGCATCATACATACGGCGGTACGCCTCATACATATTGTGCATCTGCGGAGCAGCCTGCGCCAACTGAAGCTGCGTCTGAGCCAGCGACAAACGCTGCGCCATCGAAAAGATCGACGGGTCGGATACTGGGAGAACGTCTACCCGCCCGTCGAAGTCCTGCGCCATAAGCTCTGGCGGGACATTCGGGCCAATCATGTACGGATAAGGCACAGGATTGTTGGAAAATATTTCTGCTAGTAATCTAAACTCGCTCTTCTGAGCATAATGCAACCGCTTATGGATGCTGCTTATTACTTTCGAACCTTGCTCAATGAGAGCCACTGTTGTGCCGACTGGAGCATTTGAATTGACATCAGCGACCTTTGTGTCTGCCACTTGTGCAAATCTTCTACCAGAGTCGACAACAACTCCCAAAAGTTGGGCAAGCGTTCCAGACGGTTCTTTGTAAGGCAAAGGAATAATGGCGTTACGAATATCCCCACCAGGAGCATCAAGGTCGCGGAACTCACCAGGATTAACAGGCTCATCGTCATTGCGGATACGAACACCACGAGCCTTGAAACCGCCCGGTAAATTGGACAAAGTTCCAGCATCAATAAGCTGACGTAATATCGAAGTTGCTGCACGGGACAAACCCCCTATCATATGAAGTAAGCCAAAACCATAGAAGCCAAAACCAGGAAGAAACTTGTAATGAACAAAGTACTGACGCTTACGACGGAGCGGATCCGCCTCACGCCAGTTCCTAACAACTGACAAAATCTTGCCAGAACCCTCGTCCATTGTGATGATGTACGGAAGCTTGATACCTGTCGGCTCACCATCCGCATCCATATCCTCAAATCCCTCAAGGTCCAAATCAACGTGGACCTCATGGATTGTAAACATCTCATCAGAGTAACCCGGACGGAGACCCTGAATATCATCAGCCTTACCCCGTATTGTTGAATCTGCCTCTTCATCCTCAGAAGCGCTGAGTTGTACGTCACGATAAATACCTCCCACCTGTAGCTTTCGGATATCGTTCTCGCTCATACGAACAACATGAGTGTAACGGTCAGCCGTCTGTAAATCAGTCGCGCTGTACGGTACAATCAAATCCTCCGCAGGTACAAACTTCGATACAGCCCTCTGCCTCATCGGGTCGAAGTATACCTTCTTGAACGTCGAACCTGTGATCGGTAAATAAAATAGCATCTGGTCCGTATCCAGATCATACTCTTCCATTACCTCAGTAACCTGATAATTCATAAAGTCC